CTTACCTCAAGTCCTACGTGAGTTGGACTTGACGAGCGATGTTGCCGAAGTCTTTGAAGGTGAAATGGCTGTTGCGCCTGAGCTGCGCCAGCAGTTGCTGTCTAATCTACCATTGACGGACGGCTAACTGGATGAGGTTGTGAAGGACTCTTAGATCCTCAGTGCAGCACTGAGAGAGTTCTACCAACACAAGGATACTATGGTGCACAAGGTGGTTGCGATCGAGGAGCGTGGCGTCAAAGCCCGCATCGTCACAAAATCACCTTGGTACCTTATTGTCCTTGCTCATCAGGTAAGGTCTATCCTCTGGCCCTTGCTCAAGCGCGATTCCCGCGTCTCCGATGTGCTTCGGGGAGACCACCACAAAGCTGTCGAGAACGTCTTCCGTGTGTCTGCACCAGTGGACGGTTGGAACATCATTAGTTCCGACCTGACCAGTGCATCTGACACCCTGCCCCTGGATCTGATCCGGGACATGGCCACTGGGCTGAGCATCATGCTCGATCTGCCCAAGTGGATGGATGACGTCCTACAAAGCTGCGTTGGACCCCTCGCACTAGAATACCCTGATGGTACCAAGGTGGAAGGAACCTGTCGTGGAATCCTCATGGGACTCCCGACAACTTGGTTCTTCCTCTGCCTAGTCCATCTCTTTTGGGTTGAGGAGGCGTGCGGAAACGGTTGGATGTAGGACTAATGGGCGTTGAAATCCCGAGTCGCAATCTGTGGTGACGACCTCTTGTCGCATTGGCCACAGAGTGTCTGTGATCGTTATCACGGAATATTGCATGCGTGCCACGGCTTGATCAGCCATGGTAAGCACTTCATAATTCCTGATGCTGGCGTTTTCACAGAAGATTGCTTCAGAATTTGCGTTAAGGCTCTTAAGAGACCTTCGCCCCAATATCCCACCAACCGTGCCATCTTCAAAGCTCGCAGTCGACTTTGGTCTGCCCCAGGGTAAGAAGCTTCACGTAGACTTCCGTTCTATAAACGTGTCTCGGGGAATGTACGGTGGCCATTGCTGATCCCACTTAGGGGTCTAGTCAAGCCCACAGTCATGCCTGATCCGAAATCGTTTAAGAAGACCGGTCCTACACTTCTACCCATCTGGGCTACCATTGGTCCTGCGGCTGATGCGATTACAGGGAATTGCCGTAAGCGCGCCAAACTTGTCAACTCTGTGCTCCGGGTTTTGCACCCAGGCATCGCGGAGTGGGCAAAGCAGAAAGGTCTCATACCTTTCTTGCCCCGCCTGTTTGGTGGCTTCGGCCTTCCTGGCAAAACCCTTACCGCTGGAGATCTGCCAAAGTGGTTGAGAGTATGTCTCCGAGGGGTCATATACCGTTCGAGTCACAAAGAAGTGATGTCGTTTGGACAGACCTGGAGCTGTACGAAGCCTCTCCCTTATAGAGAAATGGCTACTGAACACACTTTGGCACGACTTTCGGGACCTAAAGTCCACTATAGCCGTGTAGATCGTTAGATTCCAACCGGAAAGCATCATCTCGCCTTATTGGGAGACGCTGCAGAGACGGTGATCTAAGCGGTCGCTAAGCAACTCCAAATCCTGCAAGGATTTGATCCGAGTGAGGGGCGAAGAAGTAAGAAATCCTTCTTCCCACCTCCGGCTAAGCTGGGTTGTTCCGCCCGGAAGCTTCTCATGAAGTACTTCCAGCGGGGAAAGGTTGGGAGTAATGCCAACAGTTTGTCTAGTAAGGCGCCCATAGCTAAATTAGTAGCCAGATACCAAGAACGCTAAAACAAATGGCGTGTCTCGGTGCCTGACGACTAGAGTTGTGCGTGTCCCTACAGCAGACAGGTGGAATGCCGCGTGTTCGCGGCAATGGGCTGGCCCATCTCCAGTAATCTTCGGCGACCGAAGCGACTTGCGGATTCTGTTTTGTCAGAGCTCCGTCTTGCGCCTCTGCCGAGGAACGAGGAGTGAGGCCTCACCCAGCTGCAGTCCCC